CTACGATGATCGGCACGTAAATCCCCACGTAATTCGAGGGGCAGTGACAGCCGGATATACGGCCGTTGTCCATCCGATTTCCGACGTTGCCGCTGTCGCCCGTGACCGCAATGCCGTAGCCCGAAAAGCCGGTGCAATCCACGTTGTTCAAGTGACCAATGCCGTTCGTGATATTGACACTGACGCCATGACGCGCGCCCAATCCTGTCGCGCCGGTGAAGTTGGTTGCGCTGCCGCCATCCAGCCAAAAATCCTCTCCGTAAAATCCAGCCAGGCCAGTGATCATGTAGCCCGTGCTCCACGCGGGAAATATCAGGTGCGACAACCGGCCGGAACCGAGAATGGGCACGGAAGTCGTGACGCAATCGCACACGAAGTTGCCGGGCGGAATATACACGGCCGTGTTGGACGCGGTGGCGTCCAGAATCGCGTGGTAGATGGCGAGCGTGTTGTCTCTGGCCCCATCTGGCACGGCACCGTATAGGGCTGCCGTGATCCAGATTGGCCCGTTGGTGATCGTGCCGCCGCCGCCGCCGCTTGGCGTCTGCGCCGTCCACGCTCCGCCTGTGCCGGTGAATGTGGGGACCATGCCCGACGGGGGATTTGTGCCGCCGCTCTGGAGGTTCCCGCTGTTGGCGACGTTGGTACCGGTCAGCGCGTTGGCGGAGCCGATGAAGGTGGAGGCGGTCGCGGAGCCGGAGACGGCCAGGTTGGTGAAGACGGCGTTGCTCCCAGTGACTTTGCCGTTCGGCCACGTCACCAAATTCGTCGCCGTCAAAGTGCCGCCGGAATCCAGATATTGAAAGGAGCCGCTTAGGCTGGATATTCCGGTTTGGAAGTTCAGCCCTTCATAAGCTACCGGGTTGGTAAGTTCTTGGCCTGATGGAAGATTGGTGACACTCAAATCCGCCAGCGGCCGGCCGGTTGCGCCGTTGGTCGCGCCGTAGAGGACGGCGTTGGTTTTTGAAGCGAGGATGTTTGACACGTAGCCAAACGTGATCAGCGCATTTGTGGCATTGATCAAATTCGTGGCCGCATAATTCGTGTCGCCGGACACGTTGCCGGTCAGGCCGTTGGCGGAGCCGATGAATAATCCAGAAACTATCGTCCCGTTCGCATTTGACAGGACGCCCCCGCCAGCCGTCGAATACATTTGCCAGTCCAGCGTTAATTGATTCTCGCTGCCATTTGTGGATGTCCAAAAGCGGATGAAGTTTGGTCCGGTTAGATTCTGACCTTGACCGATGTCGAGGTCGTTTTGACCTGCCCCGTTGAGATACCAACTGAGCAGGCCAATGGTGTTGGTGTTGGCATAATCCAAAGCGCCGATGTTGAAAAATTTTGTTGAGTTGGCGGTATTAGTCACAGCCCCATAAGTCCCTCCCAGCAGCATAGAATAATAACTGCTGCTTGGAGCCGCTCCACCACCCCCATTTACGTCCTGAAACGACCCCTGAAACTGGGTTTGCCGATTCAGGAAAGCGTCCAACGGGCCATTCCATGCTGTGCCTGCATCACCATAAGTAGTATGCAAAAGCATCGTCGGGCCGCTACTCACAGGCCCTCCAATAATAAGTGGCAGGCACGTGCTATAAGCTGGTAGAAACTCATAAGGTGGTGCTGCTGACGCGCCCGGCACGTCACCCAAAAGAACTGAGAATGAGCCATTGCATCCCTCCATATCCACAGATCGTTGAGCGACGCCGCCTGACTGGCCTTGCGCGAAGAGGTTTCCGATACTTTGAACACCCCCATTTGTGACATAGACCGTCGCCCTGGTTAAATTATGCATCGACTCGAAATTATTGTGTTCAATCGACAGGATGCCTCCATTCATGTAAATCGCAGAGCCGCAATTATTAAAGTCGCAAGACTGATTTATGATGATATATTGAGGCGAATCAGCGGCGATGGCAATCGAGTTTGTCCAAGTCCCACTGTCCCCAAACCCGGCATCAGCAATATCCACCATATTTGGGCCTGGGTTGCACGATCCAGACACGCACGCGCTCAAAGTTAATCCTGTTTGATTTGTCGAATAGACGGAATTCGAGGCGAATGCGGTGAACTGACAGTGCTCGGCGAGCATCTCTACGGCATTATCAATCCATACATCCGTCCAGAAATTTGTCGCCTTGCAGTGAATTAACCTGGTTTGTTGAGTCCCCGCAATGACGAATCCGAAGGATGTGTTTGTGCCCCAGTTAGTGCCCGGGCCTCCGAGAAACACTTTTTCCGCTGTGAACCTATCCGCGCCATTGCGGACGGTTATGATTCCATTCCCGTAGGTGTTAGGCCCTGAGACGATGTTCTCGGTCGTTGTGCCGAGGTTGGTCTTGGAGGTGACAAGTTTTCCGTCATAAATCTTCATGTCTAGGTTTGTGAAAAACAGCGGCACGTTGCATTTGAAACCAGGGTTTTGGTTCCCTTCAAGCCATATTGTTGAACCGCGAACAAGGTTTGCCGCCGCAACCATATTAGAGAGCGCGATAGAATCGTCGTTGGTTCCATAAGCCCCGTATTGGACGGGGGTAAACATATTCTGCATCCCATTCGTGACGCTTGGGGAGAGGGCAAGCTGGCTGCCGCCGTTGGTGATGATGGTGTGGCCGTCGCTGGGCAAGCCGCTGCCACCACCCCCACCACTTGAATTAATAGTCACCACACCATTGTTTGTTTGCGTTGTTGTATTAGTCCCCGCAGCGACTTGCACACCCAAAACATAACCACCAATCGTCAAGGTGTTAATGTTCGACGCTAACGTTGTCAAGCCATAAGTATTCGTTCCTAACGGCGCTCCTATAGTCCACGTTCCACTTGGATTAGGCCCAAAAATAACTTTGTAATTTGGTCCACCAACAAGGAATGTCGGCCCCAACACTCCGTTCGTTGCAACACAATTAAACGAATACGACACAATCGTTGTGCCGTTTGATAAGACCAACGGTGTTCCAATAGACTCAAAAGAAACAGAAACGTTCCTGTTTGTATTTCCGTCCGGAAAGACGAAAAGATTTGTGACGTAGATAGCGTTAGCTTTCAACGTCAAAAACAAAAACACCAAAATTAAAGATAGACGGTTCATTTAAGTTTAGTTATACCTTTGACTACGACGTTAGTATCGACTGGAAAAGCTGCCGTGTTTGTGGTTATGTTTGTATAAACAATACCACCATTAGTTGTTACGTTAGTAAGGTAACTTGTAAGACTTAACGCCGCATTGGTCATAGACCACGTCGGACGAATCTGCCACACTCCAGGTAGAAGATTAGTATAATTCGTCGGCCCATAAAAAACGGGAAGTGGGTTAGACACTAAAATCATTGTCCATGTATCAAACGTCGTCCAATTATTCACCCCGTCCATTGAAGATTGCCACAACAAAGTTTGAGTTGAGGCGTTAGTGCCAGTGTAAAGAAACCCAACGGCAAGAGCAATGTTGTCCGCTTCGCCAACAGTAAGCGTTGCTTGGGCAAGCACATTCGTTGAATGTGGTGGAATAACATCCGTTGTGCCTTTCAGTTGAGTGTTTATTGGTGGGGCAAAAACCAACAATGGACACAGCAAACCAACAATTAATAGTATTTTTTTCATATTAGTTTAACATTAAGTCTTCTCTTGTGACGACAACTTCATCACTCCCAAGTTTCTCGAAAAACAACGGTGGCAAAGAGTTCATAGAGTCTTCCGTGATAGTTTGTTCTTTTTGCGGCTCGACATAGCAAGGCTCGTCTAAAACGCTACGATACAAACACTCCATAGCGTGGTCGTCTTTGTCGACTGGCTTACCTTTTTCCTCGTCGTAGTGGTAACGTTTAATTTCCCACAGGCTACGTCGACATTCAGGTGTGAACAATGGCCAGCCGCCTTTGAGTTGAAGGGCTTCGTTTACACGTAGGATACCTCTGCTAAGGTCCTTCGAGGATTTCTCAACTGCGAGACCACAGCGCCAGAACTCGGTTGCCATGTTGTTACCATCGACACAGTCTTCATTAAAAGCGATGGGGTCACAACGAACACGGACAACTCTCCGATCACCAAGAATTACACGAATCTTTGCCACGAGTTGGGATATTAAACAATGCTCGAAGATGTCAGTGTAGTAGTATTTACGCCCAAAAGGATCAACAGTGAGGAAAAGCACCATGTGCGGTGTGTGGTGATGGGGGTCTATGTAAAGATAATATGACCAATCTTTTGGTGGCTCTATCCACGAAAGCCAACCACGAGGGAGAGTGGTAAGCACGTGCTTGTCTTGCTGGAAGCATTTGTAGACTAAACCGGCTTTGTGCAACGGCTTGCCAAACAATCGGCACTCTTTTTCGTCTTCGGTGAGGGTAGCTTCGTAATCTCGTATAGCCTCTTTTGACAAGTATATATTGTCGTAAATTGTTCCTTCGATAACACTAGAAATGCCGTCAAAAATTCCACCAACGTCGAAAGCGTCGGTGATCCACGGTTCGCGCAGCGCCGTAAGAGTGAACCACGCAAAGCCATTACGATCAACTAATCCACGAGCGGCGGCTTTGAACATTCCTTCTGGACAGGGTTCGTCAACGTGAATGAAGTCCCAGTCGGAGGACTCGGAACCTTGGGGGTTGGACATAAATGACTTAACAGTATCGAAGCGAAGACTACTAAGGCCGAAAGGACCGTTACAGATGATAGTATCGATAGCGCCGCTGTGATTACGTGAGACATTTTTTATGAATCCGTTGCGTGGAAGAAACTTCCACAATTTTCCATCCTGACCACTAAAGATTTCTTTGACTTTATCCCAGTCAGTTGCGATGATTAAGCCTTTAACGGGGCGTTGTGGAATACCACCCAACCTTGCGGGGTCGTCGGCAGGATACCACGGACGTTCACCACGAAGCCACGCACAGTCTTCAGCCACACCCATAAAGGATTTACCGAAGCGGTTACCAGTAAATACTCCACGCCGCTTCTGCAACGACCGATGAAATAAGTCCTGCTTCGGGTGGGGGCGGTAAAATGGAAGTGAGTCTTGTTTTATAGCCGTGACTTTGGCTGTAAGCAACTGTAACTTGCGTTGCTTTAACAAAACTAACTCTGGGTTGAGCGCATCCATTGGTTGGCGTCATTTAATGACCCGCACCAGCAGGGCGGATTTTCTCGACAAGGTCATCGCCGCCTTCAATACAACCAAAGAACTTCTTTGCGGCGGAGTTCTCTGCCCCACCAGTAAGTGCCGAGCTTTTACTAATCGAGGTTAGTTGTTCGTTTTCGGGACAGTTGGTTTTCTCCTGCGACGGTGTTAGACGCGCAGTATGTTCAAGTATCTTTGAGCAACTCATGATTTACCTTTCTTCTTAGACATAGCGAAGCCTTTATGACCGAAGTGTTCTCCCTTCGTGTTGGCGTAACGCGCACGAACACTCGCGGCGGCTTTCGCTTTTGAGGTTGAGTGACCGACAACTTTGCCTGTATCGGCACGAACGATATTCTTTCCTTTTGTTTTCCAGGGCATTTTAAACCTTTACGATTGAGCTTCCAGTATGGCCGAAGGAAGCCCGGCGGTTGGTGATACGTTTTGACCTTGATGATTGGGTTTCGTTGTTAGGAATAAGTTTATTTTTCGTGGGTAACCATTTCTTCATTCCTGCCCCACGGTCAGCGGGGGACGGCTTTGACACTATCTGCCCAACGCTATTCGTCCGTAGCTGTTGAAGCGGGTTGTCAGACGATTTAGACATCGAGATCATCTTGACGGGCGAGAGAGTTTACTACCTATGGTGCCAAATTCTCCAAAACGTTGAGAGGCTTTGGGCGTGCTACGCTCGTCGCCAACAACACCTAAGCGAGCATGACCTTTAACGTCTTGGTCACGCCGCATAAGAGCACCAGAGTTCATACGCTTGGTCTGCTTACGCTTTTGCGGCGTCGACGTTAAGGTGGTGTTCATTGTTAGTGGTGTGCGATCTGCGGTAGGTGTTGACGCAGATTGAAGTGTTTGTAATGTGTTCATCGAACGCTTCCGGCCATACGCACACCGAGGTTGCCTAAGCCACCAGACCTGCCACCGCTGTAGCCGGTTGCACCTTTGCCGCCGCTAAGGCGCACAGTTTTTCTACTCCCCGCACCCATCACTGCGGCGTTACCTACACGGCTGCGCCTCACGCTATGGCCTCGGCCTACGGCCACAGTTGGCACTTGCACACCATCCTTTGCGTGGTTCATTGACACGACGTTATACTTTCGGAGCACGGTGTTCAGGGGTCACCACGTCGTCAATGTGCAGGCACTCCGCAAGGTTAGGATACGGGTCTGACTGCCGGTTGATTATAGCCAGCCGACCGTTGCATGTGTCGTTGCCCGCCGTGGCGTCGTAAAGGATGCCGATTTGCGGGATTGGATTTGTCGGGAATGACGGGATTAAAACCACCACGTCTCCATTGTGAGCCTCACGGCCATTTTTGTAATGCATATTATTCTTTCTGTTAGTTGTTACTTCCCTCGTCCACCAAAACTTTGAGTGCCATGATAACCAAACCCACGATTGCTTTTCACCGCCGCAAATTGACGATGTGCGCCTTGTGCACTACCCTTCCCTTTGCGGCGTTTGTTTTCTTCGTGCGAATGTTTCATCGCCGAGGGGGAACTTTGAATGTTACGGTCACTCATGTTTCACCTCAGGTAAATCAAAAAGTTCTTGTTCGTATAGTTTCCAATCCACTCCAAGCACCGCTGCTAAAATTCTCTCAACACCAGTGGCGACACAATGCTGTGTGTGGTACGGCGCGGCCGGATCATCACCCGCCTCATCCTCGTTGTCATCTGCCCGGTTCTTCTCGTATTCAATGTCGAACTTGTCCACAACCTCTTGTGTTACGCCGGCCTGACGGCAAAGTTCACACTCAATAGCTTCGTGAATGCCCACGAGAAACTCATAACGCGGGTCAGACAGGGCTGACACTTTGATATGGAGCGTGCCGTCCGGGGCGTAGAACCAATCACCAACAGTGGTGTAACGTTGAGTTTCATGCAGAATTGTTTCAATTACGATCTTCATAGTTTTGGCGGCGGGCAACGCTCTCTGTTATTGTCTTCCAAGCAACACACTCTCCTCTGACTCCAAACGCTTAATCTCAGAATCCAAATCCTCGATTTTGAGGTTTGTGGTGTTGGTGCTTTGCAACTCTAGTTGTTGCTTAGGTTTACCCAAATACCTATCAAGTAGATTCTCGCACGCGCTGCGAACAACACTAGCTGGCGTCTCTGGATCATCCCGGAGGTCTATCAGCTTCAACACACTATCCGGGGCGGCGCTGCGAAGGAGGTCGTTGACTACGTCTCTACCGCCGTCGGTGATAATCTGCACCAACCTTTCCTGTGCCCAGGGTTGACGAAACAACTGTGAAAGCCACGGTTCTGTATACCCACTCTGATACGCAATCTCACGATTACTCGCCCCTTGTGCTTTCATCCACAACAACGTCCTATGCTCCGGCTTCTCATGTAAAATCGCAAGGTTTGGTGGATGCGCGTTAAAAAACGCATCCCCTTGTGGCGGATTGTCGGCAAACAACTCCCTTAGTCCACTATTCATATAGAGTTGTTTATTGAACGGAACTGTATGTTCGTCGTTCATTCTGTAGTTTTGCCCGTCTCGGTGGATTTGACCGGCATGGCTTCGCCCTGCGGTTGTAAATTATTCAACGGTTGTGCTTCCACAATCTCTCGTATGATTAAAGGTAAGTCGTTCATCTTTTTTCTCTCCGCAAGGCCGCACTAGCGACACTTCTTGCTATGCAATCACTCTATCACTTAGTGGCGCAAATGTCAACCCTCCGCACTAGCGGAATGACTTTTCCAAGTTCCACAGCAAGCGTAGCTAACGGGTGGAAGGTTGAAATTGAAAAAGTGGGTGGGGGGATATATCGTAATAGTCGTGAGTCAAGGGGTAAGGTATCCCCCACTGTTAAGAGCGTGGGCGTAGAGGATGATACGTAGACTATTAAAGGGTAAAGGGGAACGGCGCAAAAAATGGTGTCAAGAAGAATTACCATTAAGCGCGTGAAAGACCCCTAGCGGGTTGCTGCCGCTAGGGGGGTGAGGAGCTAAGGGTTACTTCTTAGCTGTGCGGAGCGTCTCAAGGGTATGGAGCACCGCTCGTTGGAAGGCGGAGTGGTCGGCAGGAGCGACCTTCAAAACTCCGCATTTTTCCAACTCCTGCCTCACGGCCGAGACATTGCCAATCCGGCTGAACGTGTCAACCAGGTCAGCGGGAGACGCTTCTTTGCCTATCATGGTGAGCGCCGCTTTTTGCTCATCCGCGCCAAACTTGCCAGAGGCTTGGACAACGGATGCGACGGCCTTAGCTGCTAGTTCAATGTTTATCATATTAGTTACCTTTGATGACTTTTTGGACGATGATAGTTGGCACCAGCACCAGATGCTTGCTGGGATCGGGCGTGTAGACGCGAACGTCGTTTACCCATTTGCCGGTGACAATAGGTGAGGATGCTATAGCAGCATTAATAGCTGCTATGACTTCGTCAGTTACGGCGATAGTCTGTTCATCGATACCAAGATTTGCGAATATTGCTGTCATATATGTTATTTAAGGGAGCCTTCGCGGCTAAGTGCCGTGGTTCTCTCCCCAGGAGCAATATCGCATAGCAGCGTCCGCCGCTCAAGCTTTATATCTCTTTTTGATGCGATTTTTTTGGAGCACCAAAAACCTTAGCTACGTGCCACGCGAAGCGCTAGGCGGCAGGGTGCAAGCCGCAGGGTGCAAGCCGCAGCATTAGGCGGCCCCCCGTGGTCACAGTTAGCCTTGCACCAGCGCAGCTTCACTCCACCACAGTAAGACCGTCGACGAAGGCTAATACATCCGCTAAGGCGCTGCCGCTTTATGTGCAGGTCATTAAATGACGCGAACGCAGGGCGCGCTTCGCGGCGGAGCGAAGAGTCGGTCGGTCGGTAAGTAAGTACATATCCCTACCCCTCATATTATCCGCAAATGCGGAAGTGCGGACTTGTATATAGTGGCTATTTAATCATTAAGGAATAATATCCACTACTTAGTATCTAATTTTTTTTTTTTTTTCCTCACTATATAAAGAAGCTCCCTTTTCCAAACTATTTAATCTTTGCTTACTACCGCGAAGCTCCGCATTTGCGGAAGCTAAAGGGGGTAGGCGTTGCTACTTACCGACTTACCGACCTACTCAATGGCCGATCCGGCCAGAGCAAGAGCTATGCCAAAAAAGCCTAAAGCATAGCTGCTATGCAAAATATATATCCCTTTGAAGCGATTTTCCGCTTGCGCGGCCTAGCGGCCTATGCGATACTGCGGCAGGACGGAAGAGCCGCTAGGCCACTCCTAGCAGCCACTCCACCTACGGTGAACACCAACCGCCGCGACAGATTGGTGGGCGCAAAGCGCGAAAAAGAACGGAAGTTTATGACCGAACAAACCTTAGAAGCGTTGGAATATAGTATCGCACATTGGGAGAGGTTGGCGAGTGGAGAAAGATACGATGGCGAAGGCATAGGGCCGGCCTACTGTGCGTTGTGCAACATGTTTTACAACACTACTAAAACGCAGGTGCTTGCTTGTGTTGGTTGTCCAGTATTGACGCATACAGGACAAAGGTATTGTAACGATACGCCTTACCACGCGGCAGAGTTAGCATGGGGAGATGGCGGATGTGACTCCTCAAAGTTCCTCCACGCCGCCAAAGCAGAGTTAGAGTTTTTGAAATCACTAAGAGAGACACCGCGCGATGAGTGATACATATACAGGCCACAGCGTTGCTGTCAAAAACGCGCTTATAGCCGTCAGCGCGAGGAAGTTTGCAAAAACACTGCGAAGGTATTACAACCCACCACCAAGCTTGGAGAGTGACAACAAAGACGCCCACGCCGAGAAGGTGACAATCTCCCATCAACCGGGCGTCAGCCCAAGACCACTACCAGAAGTCGAAAGGCTAACACCGAAGCAAAAAGCACGCCGTGAAAAGTTTTTACACGAGCACGGAGTGCAGCCAGCAACAGATAAGATCGCGCGCGTTGCTCGTCCGTTGTCGCAAGGAATGATAGCTTTCGCCAACGCCCACAACATTCCATTGCGGCGGATCACAGACTGGCGGTGGGTGGTTGACCAACGGCAGGGACAAATTCAAGGTCTGCCGCGCTTACGCGGCCGCTTGGTTATGACCAATGGAGTGTTAGCGATACTTGTTGGAGAAGAAGAGACAATCACTTGGGTGCATTATGATTGGTTTGTGCCGGACCCACGAGATGGTGATAGCACAAACCGTGGAGACAACCTCTCGGCGGCACGTAGCGCACTTGCTGCAAAGCGTGCAGCTAAAGCGGACGCCGTGGCGCACGAAGCAATGGCGCTGTTTGAACAATTAAAAGGATAAAAACATGAAAGCAAATAGAACAGTAGAAGAACAGTTTATACCAGTATGTGTAACCTTTGAAACCCAAAAAGAAATTAATGGGTTTGTAGCAATGTTGCGGCACGACGACGTGCAAAAGGTGCTAGGATTTAAATCAAGAGATTATTTAACCATGCAACCGTTTGCGACTGACACAGCCGAACAATACTTTGCTCTCCAGGAACTTGTGTGCCACCACAAGCACTAACTGCCAGCGCCTTTATGGTTGGCGTCATTAAATGACATGAACAAGAAAGAAATAATTTACCTCGGTAAGGGTGTGGGCTTGTCTGACGCCAACCACAAGCCGAAATCCGCGAATAGCAACGGCTACACTAGCGTCATAGTGTCCCTTGCCGAGGTTTGGTTCTTCCTCTACGCCGCCACAAGCGTAGGGGTGGTTGTGTGGTTGGTTTGTGGCTTTTAGTTATTAAACATTAACAAAAAGTATGAAAATCCTCGACACCAACGGGAAAGAGACTTCACAATCGGCGACGATCAAGAAGTATTATGAACAGAGACCTAAGCTGACCCTCGCAATCCTCATGTATGAGGTAAACGCACTCCCCAAAGTGGCTAAAGAAGAACTCGCTCGTGGTGCCGCCCAAGACCTTGGTTGGACTGTGGTTGACTAATATACGACACCAGCCCATCTTCCAGTGGGCTGTAGTCGATGGTCAAACGTCATCGAGCAACAAAAACATCAATAACAACAACAACAAATGAAAACAAAAGTCATTAAATTCGTGAAAGCAAAAAATACAAAACACATGGTGAAGTTCGACGAGCAACCGCTGCCGACGGAAGCACCAGTCATGAACAACATCTACATCGCCAAATGGTTCGTCGGCGAAGCGACCTCTGTTGAGGTGGAAGTGAGGATGGCATGACTCCCTCAATTCACTATTTTCACCGACGTGCACCCAAAGCGGCAAGTGCTGCTGACGCGGTCACAATCGCCCACCAACTCGGTTTAATCGAATGGCGGCGGCAACATCCTAAGCACTACACACTCAAACTAGTCGGTAGGCGCGTGGCCACCACCGAAGAACTCCTTGCTGCAATCGCGTTGCGTAAGGATAAGTTCCAATCCGCAGCGTTTGCGCTGTTTGAAAGGTTGAAAGCGGTATGAACTATATAAACAATTGTTGGGTAGATAACAATGGGAATCACTGGCATGATTTGTCAGAAAAACAAGCCGAGGAGAGCAGCAGGAGTTTGGTTGGATGTTCAAACTGTTTAAACTGTTCAAACTGTTCAGACTGTTCAAACTGTTCATACTGTTCAAACTGTTCAGACTGTTCAAACTGTTCAGACTGTTCAAACTGTTCATACTGTTCAAACTGTTCAGACTGTTCAAACTGTTCATACTGTTTAAACTGTTCATACTGTTTAAACTGTTCAGACTGTTCATACTGTTCAAACTGTTTAAACTGTTCATACTGTTCAAACCTCACCTCAAACCCTTGTCGACTTACTACACCAAACATTGGCTCAGGTAAAGCACAAACCACATTTTATTGGCAAGATAAAAATGTCCAAGTTGTTTGTGGTTGTTTTAGGGGCACATTAGAGGCGTTTAAGGATACAGTAGACTATGTTCACTCAAACACTGACTACGGTTTACAGTATAAAAAATGGATTGCTATAATCAAAACTTTAATAAACTCTTACTATGACCCACATTAAACTCCCCCGCTGTCCTAAAGGTTGGCGGAGACGTGAAATAGGTGAAACAATTCAACCAACAGACAAAGCGTGGAATAAAGCTGAATCTAAAGTTCTTTTGATTTTCCTAACGTCTTGTGCTGGTTTACAAGTTAGGGCAACAGACCACAACTTTTACTACTGCAAAATATGACCCTCACCGACCTCCGTCACTCAGTCCCCGCCGCTTTCGCCGACGCACCAGCGCCAGACGTAAGCGCACGCTACCAATTCATACCAACCATGCCGATAGTAGACACTCTATTATCAAAAGGTTGGCAGATACGCGCTGCACGCCAAAACAGCATAAAAACCGACCCTTATGCTTCACACCGGATCGTCTTCGACGTCCCCGGCACACCTCTTCGCAAAGAAGTTGGTGAAATATGGCCCACCGCCACGCTGTTCAACAGCCACAACCGCACTCGACGGCTTTCGTTCTCCGTCGGGTTCTTTCGCACGTGGTGTTTGAACCAAGCACAGATAAGTGTGCTTAGTGCCGACACTAGTAAAATCCACATCCTCGGCTTTGGCGGCGTCAACCTTGACGCTATCATCGTCGGTATGATGTCGGAGTTCCACTCGCTCCCACGCACAATGGACATGATGCGTGCGACGACACTAACTCCACACCTTCAACTCGACTTTGCAAAGCGTTGTTTGAGCGTCCGCCGCTACGGCGACGTAGAACAGCATCAACTCTACACCTCACAAGACGCCGCAGTAGTGTTATCTCCACGCCGTGAAAGCGACGTTAGCAACGACCTTTGGACGTGCTATAATCGTATACAGGAAAACATCCTTAATGGTAGTAAGGGCGGCATACAAGAAGTCACCCAAAACCGCAAAATCAATCTTGGGTTGTGGGAAACTGCATTAACATTCATCAACAATTGATAAAACCGTATATGAACATTTACTTGATTAAGCGAACGGACAAGTATAGTTACGATGATTACGACTCTTTCGTGGTTATCGCAGAAACTGCAATAGACGCCTGCAACACGTCACCAGCGCCTCCATTCGCTAGTGACGTTCTCTGGAAGAACCCCAATGACAGTTGGGTTACTTCAATGGACAAATTAAGCTGCCACTACTTAGGAAAAGCCGATTCTAGGTTCATAACTAAAGAGGTCGTATGCGTGTCCTTTAACGCCGGTTAAACAATCCCCCCCAAAGTTTCGGTGGTTCTTACCAAAAACCACCAAATAATTTTATGATTACTATAACAATCGAAATTGAAGAAGATGAAGGTGGACTTTGGTTTAAGGTTGGTGGAACCCGTAAAGGAACACCGACCGAAGTATTTATTGGAGACAAATGTGTCCAACTTTTAGCCGACGCAGAAGATATGTTAGTCATCGCCGCAGACGTGTCACACGCTGCGATAATCCACGACATCGACCTTAACTCCCAAAACTAACAATGAAAATCCTAATCTCAGACCACGGACTCTGTCTCGAACTCGCCATCACTCTTGCCCGCTCCGGGCACAAAGTCGGCTACTACATCACCCCCGTCGACAAACACTCTCTCCACAACGGCCACCAAATGGGGAGTGGGTTTGAAGATGAAGGTGTTGACCGTGTCTACAACTTTCACTCTGCCCTTGACCTTTGTGATGTTGTCATCTTCCCCGATACTCACAACGGCGACGAAGTCGACTCGTTGCGAAAGAGAGGTTATGCTGTCTTTGGTGCTGGCGCAACCGCAGAGCGGTTAGAACTCGACCGTTGGTGGGCGAAGAATCAAATGCTTACACTTCCACATAACGCAGCAACGCGTGTTGTCGGCGTTGAAAACCTAATGCGTGAACTTCGTCGACGAGGCGACGACGAATGTTACATCAAATGCTCTGGTTTTCGTGAGATTGAAACATTCAAACACGAGACGTGGGCAACCACTCTTGAACAATTTATCGCCCCACTCCTCACGGAGTATGGCAACGACCCAACGTTAGAATTCATTATTGAAACTCCGATTAACCCCGCCGTTGAGGTGGGGAGTGATAGTCTCTGTAACCACGGCCGCTGGCCAATGGTGCATCCGTATGGTTATGAGGCTAAAGATAGTGCGTATATAGGTAGATTTAACTGTAGCCAACTACCGAAAGTGCTGGAAGACGTCAATGTGCGTATCACACCACATCTAGCATCCGCATCAACCTTTGTCTCCACCGAGGTGCGTGTCACTCCCTCTGGTATGGGTTATCCTGTCGACCTTACAATTCGCGCGCCACACCCACCAATGGCGGCGATGTTAGAAGCGTTGAACAATCTTGACACTTTTATTATTAACGCGGCAAAGAACAGAGACATAAGCGAACTCTCCTCACGTGCTGCCTACGCTGCAGTCCTCGTCGGCACTTCCGGCTGGGCAGACGACCATCGAATGGAGTTAGTCTTTGAATATAAACTCCGCCCGTATGTAAAACTCTTCAAAGCATACAAGGTTGGCACCAGCTACTACGTCCTCCCATCTTCGTCCTTCGCTTGTTGTGTAGTCGGTATTGGCGACACCGTCAATCAAGCCGTTAAAGGCTGTAAAATGATCGCAGAAGGGGTAAAGGGCCGTGAACTGTCGTTCGATTTTTCGTCGTTAGACACAATCGTTTCTGAAACCATCCCACAAGGGAAGAAGTGTGGGATTAACTTTTAACCAATTTGAACCTTGTTGGTTCATCAGCACCGTAGCTGGCTCTACGACTAAACAAACCGCAGCGTGAGCTGCATAGTAAAAAACATTAGTATGAAAGAAACCACTTGGGAACTACAGGGCGGATTGAAATTCCGCGTAACCACACCTACAACCGTTGACGAATACTCCGCGATGGCGGGTGTGCGACGGTTGGATGAAAACAGCACCGGCGTCGCGGTGCTCGATGACGCGATTGAAAACGTTATGTATCGTGGCGCTTTCGCCGAGGTCCGTCGAGCGCTCGCCACGAAATTGGCGGAACTAAACCCCGACGTTCCGCGTGAGACAAAAGACAAACCCGGCGCGAAACCTGACGCCGAAGGCAAGATCGAACAAGTCTTCGACGAATCCGAGGGGAAGTATATTGGTCGTGTTGCCGCAACAAAGGGCGTGGCAGTGACCACCTTCCAGTCCATACTGGACGAGATTATGGAGGTGAACACCTCACTCCCCGACGACAGCAACGACAAGATCAAGTTTGATCCGTCCCAACGCGAGCGTAAAGGTCCGTCCTCCACCGAACCTGGGAAGCTTGACCTTGAAACCGCGAAGGCGTTGCTCGCACAAGGGCTGAAGAAGCTCCGTATCTCGTTGGCGAGAATCACCGAGATCACCGGCACTGCAGTGGAACTGGTCGATACTTCTGACCCCGAACACGAAGCGAAAAACCTTCGTGCGGTCGCGTTTGCAGTCAAGGCGTATCGTGCCAATCCTCTCGCCGGGTTGAAGGCGTAAACACTTAGTGGATATGTTGCCGTGTAATGAGACAGATGGTTAGGCAGTCTCCATATCCACAATCACTTTCGTGGCATCCACCTCTACCGTATCTCCTGCTTCGGCGGAGTGACATCGTATTGATGGTTCGCCCCCGTGGTCTTTTACTAATCAAGAGCTATACCATCCACGTATAACTCAAATAACTCTAGATTTCTTAATCCGTTGGCGTCATTTAATGACATGAACAGAAAATTATGGAAATTAAAACCGTTACTATGATAGATATATCCTCCCCTAAAACTGTGGAGATTCGAGTCAGTCACGACGGCAAAACTCTATGGGTGAATGTAGATGAAATCTGCGTTCTTCGTATTACCAGAGTACCTATAATGGTTGTCGAAGACGAAAGGAACCTACAATGAAAATCACTCAAATCACTCTAGGCCGCACAATCAACGTCGGCAACTACGAAAGCGTCCGCATAGACCTCACCGCCGACGTCGAACCTGAGGATGGTTACGCAATCAACATTGCGAAGTTAAAAGACATGCTTGCAATACAAGAAGCACAAATTAGAAAGGAGTATACACACAAAAAATGACCGCTTTACCATACCTCCAAACTGAGAGGCACTTCCGCCTCTACGAACGTTACCTCCGTGAACTCACCGAGAATTGGCCGCAACTCTCGGTCTTCACTCCACTACCCCCCGTCGCCTCTACAGAGACCCTTAGCACCCGTATCCGTATAGCCATGAAATCCCTCCGTAACAACCAATGGCCAATCGCCTGGAACATGGTAAAGTTCATTCAAATCTGCGACGAGGTCGTGGTCTCCACCAACGCACAGCCTGGCAAGGTTGTCTGTGGGCCGTATGACCTTGTGCGGAAACTCACACCCTTAAATAAGGTTATGTGGCCGCAAGATGTTGATCATGGCGTCGAAGACTCAGTAAAAATTAACCTCATAAACCCATCAGAGGAACTAATCCACGCAGTGGTTATCCTTCATCACCATCAACTCCTCTTACAGCCGTCAACCATTCAAACCATGGTTGACGTGAAATCCCTCGAACAGGAATATGACATCTCTGTTACTAAAGACGGAGATACTTACACCATTCTATGAAAAACCCCACATACATAAACCCTTATCGTTCCTACGAAGGTCAAACAATTCGCCTAAACCTCGACGCGCCGGCTGATGACGTCAACACCATTCGCCTTGTTCTTCTCGAACATGGTGGCATCCAAATCGCACAAGCATTATTCCTTAAACACCTAGCAGATTATGTCAGAGCAAATAACTACACCATTGTCGATCGTGACACCCTTATCAACTACATCCTTAATAAATGCGGATACAGCGAGGATTGCACTAACTCAAACACCAGTGGAAGAAATGACGGACGAACAGCTCCACGAGTTCGTAAAGTTCATAAGGGAACGGAGAACGTCGCAGCAGCTATCGGCAGAGAATAAACCACAACGCACCTCGCGCAAATCTGCGGACGCTACGCCGACGCAAAAAGCGAAGTTGTTGGGTGATTTGTTAGCGGGTGATGAGGAAGGAGATGAAGTATGAAAACCGCACAAGAATGGATAGGTGAATTAAAGTGTTTTGACCCACTTGAACCTTCACACATAATGGAATCAGATGTTAAACAAATCCAACTCGACGCGTGGAAACAGGGGATGACGGATGCGTCACAGATATGTGACATGCGTGCTGATTATGACCCAGATCGTGATGGACGAATAATCGGCAATGAAATTGTTAAACAACGAGACGAGAAAGAAACTGCATGACCCGCTTCATTGATAACTGTTTCCTAGTAGATAACGGCCTGATAGAGCAGATTACAACGTGCCCTTTCAAAGGCAAAACCTCTTTCATCGACAACCGCCGCACCGCGGGTGAAAGTGCCGCTTTACGCTTTGGCCACCATATTCACGCCGCCCTTGCTTTCCGTAACCGTAAGCATTTCTACGGCCACGAAGTCGACGAAGGCAAGCAAGTTCGTATTCTCGAACACCACTTCATGTCCACTCCGTGTGAAAATGAAGGCTATCGTAATTTCGAGAACGCAGTGAAGGTGATAAAAGGGTATAATACCGACCCAATGGTCGCCGCGGATAAAAGCACTATCCTTCCACATCCAAAATATGGTTGGCCTATGGTTGAACAACCCTTCGCTATTGAAATACCTAGAACCATTGCGGGTCGTTGTATAATCTATATTGGTCGTATAGACCGCGTTGTAAAATTCCCCGAAGGAGTGTTCGTCCGTGACTACAAAACTACCTCTATGCTTGGTGAAACCACTTGGAACGAAGCTCAAATGTCGGAACAATTAAAAGGCTATTGTTGGGCACTGAAAGAATCTACTGGGATTGAACCGGTCGGCTATGTCTACGACGCCATTGCAGTGCGTGAGAGCATCCAAAACGCCATTTTCGATGATATTCTTGGTAAGATAATCGCGCCTCCCACTAAAAGCGGCAAACCCGGCGCAGCCGTTCCACTCACTTTTGAAAGCCAACGTTTCTTCACCAAAGAACCTGCCGGTCAGCTTGACGAATGGTTTGAAAACATGCTCCACCAAGTTGAGACGTTTTTATGGCACTACGACCGAAACATCTTCCCTCGTCACCACTACCATTGCCGAGGCAAATATGGTATGTGTGAATTTTTCAATGTCTGTTCACTGCCGGAACGTAGCCGTGCAACAGCATTAGCATCAAATGCGTTTGAAGAAAACAAATGGTCACCGTTATACAGAAAGTAAAAACTATGAAAATAAAAGAAACACTAGAACAAGAAATCAAAGAAGAAAACAGTCGGCGAGATAAGTTTGATAAGTGTGTTAGTTGGTTGCAAACACACGCAGAAGAATTAGATGCAGCAGGTGTAGAAGCTGAAATATACACGTACACGAATAGCATCGACTTCAACAACTTACCTCACAACAAAATCGTAAAAGTTATGGTGATAGTCAAAGGAGGTGAATGGAAAAAAGAATACCGAGATAACGTCATTGATTACACCACAACCGTAGGCGGTCTTTCCTTCCGTTGTTGGGCGGGGGAGCCGCCCTCAAACTGTATATTAGTCGAAGAACTAGTAGTTATTCCTTCAACTTACGTCCCTGAACACACAGAAAAACGCCTAAAACTCCAATGTATTGACAAAGAATAACATGAAAACCTTCAACGAAAATCTAAGCGAAGCGTTATCAATCCTCCTTATGGGACCTCCCGGTGGCGGCAAGACCACCTTAATGATGCAGTTCCCTAAATTGTATATCCTCAACTGTGACCGTAACCTTGCCGGCCCTGTCCGTTACTTAAAAAGCATAAACAAGTTCAAGCCTTTTAAGTATGACACCATCTCCCAATACGAAGACGACGAAGGTGAGCACAAAAAAGGCGACATGGTCGATCTCAAATTCGGTTGGGATCGACTACGTATACTCGCCCGCGCTGCAATAAAAGACCCCACAATCCAAACCATCGGCCTTGACACCCTTACCTGGTGTGACCAAGCACTCTACGCTCACAGCTGCCGCGTGCAAGGTCTCAAAGAACTCGAAGGTTTTAACTGGGCTCCTTACAAGCGTGAACTTCACGCTTTCCTATCTGAATGTAAAGCCTCTGGTAAAACCGTAATCGTCAACTGCCACGAGAAAATCGAATACGATAAAAAAGGGGCAATCGAAGCATACGTTCCCTCTATAAGCACCGGCATTAGTGCTTATTTTGGTTACTACTTCAGTGACATCTGGCGTTGCACACTTGTTGATCAAGGTGGCACAAGAGGACTTAAGGCAGTGGTAACCACGCATCCTACCGCCGTTAGTCAACTTAAAAACTCCATCCTTTGTGGTAACACGCTTGAAGCCTCTTACGAAGCGGTGGAGAAGTTCCTTAAGAAGTAAATAACTTTGGCTGCTGAACGAGACAAGGCAACATGAGCACGTATAATATACGGCACTGGATACTCTTAGTGTGGCTTACGAGCTTAACACATCTAAGAACCAGTCTTAGCCTACACAAGTAGTGTTTAATATGTTCGACCGGCTTCTAGTAAGCAGCCTTTAACCTTTGGACATCTGTCCAACGTTAGCGGCGACGCATCACCGCTTTTTAACAAACAACAGAAATACAACTAGTATGAAGAAAGAAAAACAAACAGCAGAGGATACGCAACCTAATCAGGAACCTCAACAAGGTCAAACAGCCGAAGGCTCTGACGTCAACCCTATCCTGATGAACGACCAAACCGACACCTCCACCGCAATGCCGTTGCTCCCGCCGGACGAATACGCACTTGCGGTTGTGAAAGTCGAACAAAAGCGCAACAGCAAAGACACGGGCGACGTGATCAAAATACAACTGAAGACCACGGTAGAGTGCACCAGCATTACTGGTGAACTTGTCGCCCCCGGCTTCCCGTTGTTTCACACCATCAGCATCACGCCAACACCTGACTACACCATCTCATCCATCAACCGTGCTCTCGCTAACTTCGAGAAAGACGGCTGTGGTGAAGTCGGTGCGTTCTTTCCCCTCGACCGATACGAGGGAAAGATTGTCCGCGCAAAGGTCAAGGTGCAGAAAGGTAACGACGACTACCCAGACGAATCCAACAAGATTTCGCGATTCGTTGCTTGACCACTAACATTGTCTTCAACGGGGGCTAACCCCTCCGTTGAGGTCATTAAATGACCCCAACTATATGCCGCAAGAATTATTCCCCGTTGAACAAATAAACATCGAACACCGCGTCCGTGATGGCACTAACGCCTCTCGGCCTGACATCGAATCTCACCTTGAACAGCTTTGTAGTTCCATCGAACGTTACGGCCTTCTTCAACCCATTCTTTTAGACCAAACAAACACTCTTGTCGATGGTTGGTGTCGGTTCACATCGTGGCGGCGGCTACAAAAAGCTAACCCAGAGAAGTATAACCTTATCCCTGTCTACCGTCGGGACGCTTTAAGCCCAGCGGAATACTTTGAGGTCGAACTCGAAACCAACCTACGTCGGCTTGACCTAACATGGCGTGAAACTATAAAATCTGTCTGCGCTGTTCACACCACACGCTCACGCGAAGCTGCGATTAACCGCACTGAATGGACGCAAGAAATGACGGGAGAGCTGTTGGGCGGGTATTCTCGTGTGTATGTAACCAACTGTCTCACCCTTGCTCCGTTAATCGTGGACGAAAAATACAACGATTGCACTTCCATAACTGACGCTTTAAGGGTTTACTACCGCATTCTCGAAGACAAAGCCATTGCAGAGCAAGCACGTCGCACAGGTATGGTTAGCGTTGTCACTCCTTTACCTACACCCGACGCCGCCACTGCATCACTATTCGCCGACGACGAACTCTCTGGCGGCGACGTCATCGACCACCAAATTGACTTATCTCACAGTCTTTTCTGTGGAGATTGCCGCGAAGTTCTCGCCGCATGGCCTGCAGACAGCGTTGACCACATCATCACCGACCCACCATTTGCGATTGATCTTGACGTTCTTGACCAATCCAAAACACGTTTTAATGACATCTCACGCGTTAAAGACGAACACGAAGTCGACGAGAACATGGACCTACTTTCAACCATGATGGTTCCGTTCTACCGTGTCCTCCGTGACGGCGGCTATTTCATCCACTTCTGCGACCAAATGCAATGGCAATACCTCTACACCCTCGCTGAATCCGCTGGCTTTCGTGTGCAACGTTGGCCTTTAGTCTGGTGTAAACCCCAAGCCTTAAACCAAATGGCACACATCAACATCACAAAAGCAACAGAGATTGCTATGGTGTGCCGTAAAGGCAAAGCACAACTACCTAAACCTGTGGCATTAAACTGGGAGGTTTGTTCTAATGACGCCGAGCGAGTGTCAAATCAATTTGCGAAACCGTTTCATATCTGGAAGTATCTATACGAAGCTGTCAGCACCGAGGGGCAAACAGTCCTTGATCCGTTTGCGGGTGAAGGTAGTGGAGTTATTAGTGGACTACGGTTGAATCGCCGAGTGTTGTCTATAGAAAAGAACACAACACATTTCACTTATCAAGTTGAACAAGTGAAAGACTACTGGAAAACGATGTATAAGAAGGTAACGTTTGTATGACCACCCTTGTAATCTCCTTCAACAACGCCTACGAAATCACCTTCACCCCCAGTGAAGTCAACTCTATCGTGCGCTATCCTCAATGCCGTGATGGACTCGGCGAGATTGTAGATTACGACACACTCCCTCTCCGTGTGCAGGAAGCAATATACAAAAAACTACGAAATGAACTCAGAACTCCAACCACTCACAAAGAATCTAGTCCCGAATAACTTCCCACGCTATTCTAACCAAGCCTACCGCATCGCCTTTATCGGTGAAGCTCCCGGCGCTGACGAAGAATACGAAGGGCGACCTTTTGTGGGTTATAGTGGCCGCCTACTCTGGGCAGAGGCCGCAAAGGTTGGTATTTTACGTGATGCGTGTTTTGTCGGAAATGTTTGTCAAATACGTCCTCCTGGTAATAAAATCGAAGCCTTTGACTGGAAAGGTAACGAAATCCAAAGTGGACTTCACCAACTATTTCTCGACCTGCAACAATTCAAACCTAATCTCTGTGTCTTACTCGGTAACTCCCCTCTCCGTGCTTTTACAGGAGAATCAGGAATCACAAACTGGCGTGGAAGTTTATTTAACGGTAGCTTGAACTTCGTTCGATTTAAGTGTCTAGCTACATTGCACCCGGCTGGTATACTACGTGAATACTCTGGTAAACCCTTACTAGCCTTCGACCTCCGCCGCGCAAAGCAGGAAGGTATGTCGGCGGAGTTAATCCTTCCTGAACGTCAACTAACTATCGGCCTCTCGGTCGAAGAAATCTACGAACGACTTGATAGTATACAAGCGAACAAAACCACCATTAGTATAGACATCGAAGGCTACGTCGACGGAATGACTTGCATTAGTGTTGCAGTTTCACCTCAAGAGTCTTTCATAATACCCTTTACCAATCACTGGGACGAGGCCGCAGAAACACAAATTTTACGTCGTCTAGCAGAAGTGCTTTCAGACCCAACAGTTCCTAAAATCCTCCAGAACAGCCTCTACGACACCTTCGTTCTCCAATACGGTTACAACATCCCCGTTCGCGGCGTCGTTGACGACACGATGCTTATGCACTGGGAACTTTTTTGTGAGATGAAAAAGTCACTCGCCTTCCAAGCGTCAATCTACACACGTGAACCTTACTGGAAAGAGGAGCGTGACGACGAAGATCAAGACACCCGCTGGCGGTATTGTTGTAAAGACTCTGCCGTTACTTATGAAATCCGTAATACTTTGTTACAACAGTTAAAAGGGCGGCAGCTAGAGCACTACCGCCTTAACATGCAACTCCTCGAACCAACGCTCTATCAAGAAATAAAAGGAATAAACTATGACAGCAAAAAAGCACAAGAAAAACTCACCGACCTCCGCACCAAAATCAACCGCCTACAGTGGGCTCTCAACGAGATTGCAGGTATGCCACATCCCCATTGTATTGCCGCCTGGGTGGACGTCTGTAGGGACGTCTTTTGTTTCAAACGGGATGCATCTTTTGTCAATCTCACGTCCGACATCATCAGCCATGCGAAAAATACTTGCCTCCATCTCGCGGTTGAAGCTGAAAGATTGTTGCAAGAACCCCTTAACCTTGCGAATCACGGCAGGTTGAGTGTTTTAACTGATCATTGTCTCAACGTCGAAAGCAAAAACCAAATCGCAGACTTCCTCTACCGTCAACTAGGTCTCCCTATCCAATACAAAAAAGAGCACGGCCGTCGAACTGAAAAGGAGACCACGGACGTGCTTGCACTTCTCACATTATATGGAAAAACTACAGACCCTACCCTTAAACTTATCCTTAAAATCCGTGCACTCAGAACCCGCTGTGAATCCCTCGAAGCAAAGACCGACGGGGATGGACGTATTCGTTGTGGATATAACCTCGTCGGGACGAAAACTGGCCGCTTGTCTTGTTATGAATCACCCACAGGCAGCGGCTTTAATCTCCAGACAGCGACGAAAAAAGATCGTGACCTTTTCCTTCCAGATGACGGGTTTTGGATGTTCCAATGTGACCTCTCTGGAGCAGATGGTTGGACTGTTGCAGCTCACTGTAAAGCCTGCGGAGACCCCACCATGCTCGACGACTACCTCTACGGATTAAAACCCGCCAAAATCTTAAGTCTTATCTCCATGCACGGCCGACAAGTAAATAGCTGGCCACGTGAACGTATCAAAGAAGAAAGCAAAGGTATAAACCAAGACGAGTGGATGTATTTTGCCCGTAAGCGTATTCAACACGGCACCAACTACGGTATGAAAGAAGCCACGATGTCTGACCAAATCCTCAAAGACAGCTATAAGCTCTTTGGAGAACCAGTTTATGTTTCTCCTTCTAAGTGCCTTATAGAAGCCGGGGTCTATCTCACTCGTTATCCAGGTATTCACCTATGGCATCGGTGGATTAAAACTCAACTAAAAACAAAAGGGTATCTCACCAGTGCAAGTGGACACCGTAGAGACTTCTTTGGTCGTCGAGACGATCATAAAACCTTTATGGAAGCCTGTGCAGAAGAACCACAAAACAACACAACCTATGCAACAAAACTCGCAGTCAACGCTCTCTGGGAAGATACGGAGAATTATGTTTGGCCACTTCAAGGGACTAATCAAAGACCTACACTTCGTGTTGCTCCACTCCACACCGTCCACGACGCACTCATTGGTCAATTCCGTAAGGAAGATGTCTCTTTCGCAACTGCAAAGATTAGACATTGGTTTAACAACCCACTGGAAATCGCAGGGCAAAAAATCGTAATCCCTTTCGAGGGAAACTACGGCGAATCTTGGGGTAACCTAAAATCAGGCATAATATGATATACAAAATTCAAACCGAATTTGGTGAAATACAAATCAACACTGATAGTGAAGCTGACGCTAAACGTATCGCTGCAATAACCGCCGAACACCGTAGAATCAGGGCTAAATACAGGGACGTAGCCACTAACCCCAACCCTTACGAAGCCTTCTACCACAAAATAGATGAGATATTAACCCCACCACCAAACTACGAAATATGAATATAACCACAATTAACAACATACGTGATCCACAAGAATGTAGCGACGGACACGACCTAGTTATTTTTGACTCTTTCTACGGTCGTTATAGTTGCCCTGTTTGCTTTGCATTAAGTCAACTAGTCCCCGAAGAAGAAAGAGAAACGTTTGCGATAACTATCAAAACTCTTGAGAAACGAATAAAAGATTACATTGAGCGTATCGAAGAGCTAGAATCCGTCCGTGTCATTAAATGACCCCGACCTATGAAAGAGCAAGACATTATCGACTCTGTATTTCGTAGAGTTAACAAGCACCCAAGAAACAGACTTCATCTTTTATACAAACTACCAATCCCTAACCTTGACTCGAAATTACGTGCAGCCAGCTACAATTCACGTAAGTCTTGGGTCACAGGCCGTCGCATGTTACAGAAATTAAACCGTCAACATATATGAACAACCACCTATCCTTCTCACAACGCAAAATACTCTCGTTAGAAGCCCGTTTAGCCACTCTTGAGTTAATGCAAGTGGAATACAACACACTGCTAAATTACATAGTCGAATACCACGGCAAGGATGGAGTCTTCACCATCCACGGTGACAAACTAAAAACACTCGAAATACAAACTATCCGCACAGAGTGTAAAAAAGATCTCACACATGGCCAAATAATGTCCATTACCCGCGTCGGCGGCGGCAACCACGAAGCAAGTAGAATAGTCACTATATGAGTTTTCTACACGACTTCATGTCGTATAACTCAGGCAATGAGTGCCCTAAACCCTACGTCCTCTGGACAGGTTACGGCCTTCTTTCTGCTGCTGTTGGCCATAAAGTCTACATCGACCTTGATTACTTCTTTACTCGCTGCGACACCTACATCATCCTCATCGGTCCATCTGGTGGCCGCAAAACCGTTGCCATGACTCTCGGCCTAGACTTACTTGTTGAAGCTATGCCAGACTTAAACGTCAGTGGCGACAACGAAACCTATCAGGGCATTATCACCTTTCTTGACGCTGACGCCAGCACTCGTCAATATATGCAATCCGGAAAGTTGGTGGATTTCAAACCCTACCACATCTTTGCGGAAGAACTAATGGACTACCTCCAACTAAACCCTATCGCAATGGTGACCTTTCTTACCAACGTCTACGGTAAGAAAGCCTATAAATACCGTCTAAAAGGCGAAACTCGATTTATCGAAAACCCCTACGTCACTCTCCTCGCTTGCAGTGTGCCAGAATGGCTCACCGACCAACTCAAAGCTAAACAATTCTCTGAAGGTTATGGTCGACGTGCAATCCTTGTCTGCCATGAAGGGATTGTTAAATGCAAACCAACCTTAACCGAAGAATCAAAAGTAGCCCGTGCAGCGTGCGTTAAACGCTTAAAAGAAGTTGAATCACTCTCAGGACAAGCGAAACTAACTCCAGACGCGTCTACTTACTTCTGGGCTTGGTATCTAAAAGACAAAGCACCAGTAGGTGATATATTCCTCACCAACTGGCATAGCACTCTCCACATCCTTACCCTCAAAGTTGCCCTCCTTTCCTCCATCAGTGAAAGTAATGACCTCGTCGTCACCAAATCCCACATCGAACTCGCGATAGGATTGTTAGCTGAAATACAGACGCAGCTTCCTATGGTCACTAGTCGAATGGGGAAGTCTGAAACGAACGAAGGGAATCTTTATGTCCTTAGCGTGATAAAAAACGCAGGCGGGAAAATCCTAGAAAAAGAACTTAAAATGATTACTTTTACTCATTTTAGGAACTCAATGGAACAGTATACCTCTTTAAGGTATCTTGCTGAAACAGGGCAAACGATAACTATAACAGAAAAAGTAAATACGGTAGACAGACGCTTCGTCTGCTTGCCAGAGAACGTGAGAAAAATATGACTACTCCTATCAAAACTGAACCCCATGCTGCGCTAGTGTCGCCGCATGAAACTGTTTCTCAATCATTTCCTTTGCCTCCACTCGTGTCATTGTCGGATACATTGACATCACTTGATCTAGCATTTGCGCTTCCAGTATCTCAGTTTTGGCCAAACGCTGGGGAAATCCTAGCGACTGCGTTAAGCCAAACCTTTCTAATAAACGTTGAGTTTCTGAACTCTGAGGAGGGTGAGTATACGACTTTGCTACATTATAGGTTTGGCCCACACGAGTCCCTGTTCTCGTCGGATCAAATGGTTCAGTCCTTTGTTGCACAAGTTCAGCGATACGTCGAGCACCTTCTTTTGGGTCATACATATGAACAGTCTTCGCTCGATTGTATAGAGCCGATGTCACCTCCCCAGTCTTCCCTTGTAACACCAACGACGCCATCTGTTCATGGAACTTCTTCGCATCAGTCGACTCAATCGTCTCCGCCCGTTTCTGGGCCTCACCTAAAGCACGTTGGTCAGTGATGCTTTTTGGTGTAAACCCGGCCGCTTGCATCACCTTCTCAGCATCGGTAAGTTTAACATTAAGCCGTTGGTCAGCGTTACGGACGTTCCAACCGTCCGTCGCTAGTTGTGCAATTCGCCGGATTTGATTGTTAGGGATTAAGTCACGCGCAGCACCCCAAAAATCACCAGCCGCAGCAGCTTGTGGTGCCTTCACCATAAGTCTACTCAACATATCCTTCGACGGGCCTAACATATTAGCCCAGTCAAACCCGCCGTAAGGAGACACTCCCATAAGTCCACCTAACTCAAATCGACTTGACATGTTAATTCCACCAGGAACACTGTTGATAAGTCCATCCATTGCGGCGTCAGCAACAAACGCCCCCATGTCACGGTCTTGTGCGTAAAGATGTGTTTTACTATTCAACCACTCACCTGTGCCATAAAACATTTCACGCATTTTTCTTTTTGGTTCGCTTTGAGGAAAGAACTGTTCGATGAGTGCAAACAACTGCGTAGCAAGAGGAATACCACTAATCCCCGCAAACGTCGCCATCGTCGCTAACGACACACCTGCCGCCTTCTGTGCGGCTAACTTCTCAGTCGCACTCAACCCCGCACCTGCTATCGCGTTCTTTGCGACTATCGCATGTTGTGCAATAGTATTATACACATACATCTGCAAGATATACATAAGTCCTCCCACCTGCGGACTCAACCCACCCTTAATCCCTAAAAAGAACAACGGACGATTAGCACTCCCCCCACCGTGCATAGAGTAATGACTAATCGTATTCGCTTCGTCATTCAACTGTTTCTCTGTCCAATCTGGGTGTAACTTTTCCAACATCCTCCGGGAGGAAATCGCGGCAACCTCTGTATTAAGCCGTATAGCCATGTCGTGAGCCTTCATACCGAACTGTTGTATATGATACAACGGCTTACCAAGCAAGCCTTGTCGATCAAGGATACTATTATCCCCAACCATAGAGCTACGGGCGTTTATATAACTAACATCATCACTTGCATGGGCATATTCTTGTAGTGTGCCGCCGCCAAGAAACCCATTTTTATCCATCCATTGAATAAAGTTAGTCTCATCTTCGCGGTCGTATTTATTATACCCAAGTCCAGCTTTGTGTCCTTCCCGCACAGACTTAAAATAATCCTTATCAGCTTGTGCGAGACCTTTATACGACCCGCTAATATCCCCCGACAACTGGATTAACTCTTGTGCATGGTTCGTGAGTTGCTGCGACAACTCCACAAACGCCAACGACGGCGAAAACATACAATAATTCATAAACACCAACCCTTTCAAGTTCCCATACGAACTATCGTGCATGTTCTCCAACGTGTCAAAATACTTTCTCGCGGTTGTCTGTAACTCTGCTTGCCCACGCATTTTAGGGTCGTTAAGATATAAGCGTTGCTGTGCTCGTATCTCCTTTTTCGCAATAGAATGCGCGACCGCGTTGTAATACCTCAACTGCGCATCAGGCATATTTACAGTCTCTCGTCCTCCCACCAACTCACGCTCCTTCATCCACGGGGCTTTCATTAACTCAACGGTCTCCGCAGAAGGTTGTAACTCTTTCTGCATCTCATTAATAACATCCTCACTCCCCGGGAACTCTGCTCTCATCTGTGACGCAATACGTGTTATTAACGAACTCATCAATTCATTATGAAGTCTGAAAGAGTCAGGACGTAGTCCTTGATATGCTCTTATGTCATTCTCCTTGTCAATTAACTTCAACGACTCCCACTTCTGCTCCTTTTCAGGTAGGTCTTTGTCCTTATTATACACATCCATCATCTCTTTATACGCCTTGTTTGCAGCTTTGCGTGTGTTATACCCCACCATTCGTGGCTTTGCAACTTCTTCACCTTCACCCTTTATCTTTGAGTAGATAAGAAACCGCCCCGCACGTCCTTCACTCGACCACCCCGGTTTGCCTTGTAAGTAACCATCGGGATGTTCCTCGTCTTTAATCCACTTTCCTTGCATGTGTTCACGGAAGGCGCGATAATTCATCACAGGACGAGAAGTTTTCCCTGCTTCTATAGGTATACCTTTATCATCAGTGGTATAAATCTCCGACACCTTTGCGATAATAGCAGCGTTACGGGGGTCTTCTTTTACAAATTCAGTCAATACTTGTAACGCATCAGCGGCCTGCTTACTATAAATAGGATGTTCAGGACTCTGTGCTAGTATATCAGTATCAAAGTATTGTTCTACAATCGCATGACCAAGTGCCTCAGCTTTATCCCAAGTAATATCCATCCCCGCATGTCTCATTGCTTCTTGCACAGAATACCCAGTGGTAGTCCCAGCAACGTTCTTTGAACTTAAAACTTGCCTTGCAGCTGCTTGCATACCAGCCGAAGCATACTTAGTAAGAAACTCCGCCGCCTTGACTTTGTCCTCAGGGTTTAGCGCCGCAAACGATGGCACTTTCTCTCTTTCTTCTGGTGTGAACGCTCTACCCGCGTCCGCACCTTCAATCTCATTTTGTGCACGTTGAACATCACTCACTGCTGTATTAACTCCACCCGGAGTTATACTTCTCTGCACAGCTTTCTCGCCATACTTATCCATAAGACCACCTTTAAACTCCTTCATAAAATCCAAAACAGCAGTCTTCATAATCCCAGTGCGTAGAAATCCCAACTTAGCCATGTCTGCAAGTTGAGGCACGATACGTCCAAGCTGCACAATAGGAATCATATTGTGCATCCAATTCAAATGAATAGGTAATGTCTTTTTCGTGCGGTCTGTTTTTTGTGGCACGATATTCTCACTCACATCCTGTGCCATTTTCTTCAGGTCAGGGTCGTAATGTTCACCATGCAGTAAGCTAAACAGCTTCTCAACTCGATCATACGACACTGGCGCGATAGGAGCAAGCGGTGTAGCGTTGCGAATCTCGTTATGAAGTAAGAACGCTTCTGTAGCGTGATCCGCCCACTCTGCCGACTTCTGCAAGCCTTTCATATTATCAACAATATCTTGCAACGAACGTATCGACGAAGGTTTCCAACCTAGTAACCGCTTGGCGATGTCGATAAAATGACTTACCATTGTTCCTATATCACGAAACATTGGTCGAGCAACGTTACGAAAGTCGTCACTGGAAAACTTTAAGAGGTCACTGATGACGCCGAGTTCACGGCCATTGGCTTTTCCGTGCATTGCACCATACGAAAGAAGACTGAAAATGTCTGCCATAGCTTCGTGACGACCGACAACATCAGGAGTATAATACTTACTTCTATATTGTAATCTTTGTGCATATTTCAGGTCTGTCATTGACGATGCAATATGTTGCACTGCATGTTCCATCTCTACCGTAGTCCACTTTGCATCATTCGCTGCAGTAAAAAGATTTGTAACATGTGTCAATGTTTTCTCATCTAACCCGGAGGTTACACCTGATGCTATTTTATCAACCCAGTTATGATAAAACTCGTGGCCAAGTTGTTGATAAAAGTCCTTTAACGCTATATCAAGTGGAAGTTTAGACCTCCAATTAGGGTCTAGTATTCCAAGAATAGCATCATGGTTAGAGCTTTTCGGCCAAAGATACGAAGCTGCTTCACCGCTTTGATCTGGTGCTGCGGGGATAACTCTAGTCTCCCCTAAAGCACTACCAAATCGGTAAGCAAAGTTAAGCGTTTGTCGGGTGTAGGCTTGAACGTTCTCCTCACGTAACCCTAAAGAATCACGTGCAATGTTTTCAAACACTGCTTTTAGTGACTTAAACATCTCGTCCGGTGCAGCTTTCGCAAACACCTTTGGGTCAATGCCAGCCTTACGCACTGCCCAGTCAAAAGGACTCTCATCTGGTAGTCGGTCGAGTTTGGAAAGCCGTTCATAATCCATCGAGTCATCACCAACTTTATGGCCGAGTTCTTCGAGGTTGGTGA